AAGGCTATAGAGCATTGAGTAAATGTAATGTTTGATATGGGTTCATGAGTTACACAAGGTGTGGCTGACAGAGGAGCATTAGTAGTGTTTAAAGATCCTATNTATATAGGCAATTCAAAAAGGGATATGTCTCCATCAGGATACAGATTACCATAGGAATTAAAAACTTCAGATATCTCACCAAATACTAGCGAACCCCACTGACCATTTCCACTTTCATCACAATAACTATCATATAAAGCTACCGTTCTAGTATCAGATGCAGCACCTGTGCCCTCTGCATAAACAGTGGTTGGGTCAATTTGTGTTCCCATTAAAGTATATGCACTACCACCTGCAGGTGATCCTGTGTTTTGAATAGTGACTGAGTCACTGTCTTCTTCATACTGAGCCTGAGTTAAACTTCCACTTTCATCTGATGAACCTCTCACAGAAAAGNTATTGTTTCGNGTTACTANAGTTGTACCATCAGTGTCTATTAATTTAGTATATAAACCTTTAGGATTTTGNCCTGTAAATACTCTTACAATAATTGCTCCTGTCGCCGCTCCTGTTAATGATTCTGCGATATATATACCACCACCAATGGTGTTAGCTGATGTTTGGATTATCTCTCCACAAGCTGCAGGTTCAGGTACATATAGAACATCAGTCTGTGTGATGATACCATTCCTTACTTCGAATAATTTAGGATCTCCATTAGGGTCTAAGTACTTACACCACATTGGAGTATTTGTAGGATTAACAGGAGTTTCTGCGTAAGCATCATAAAAAACTAAATCATGTCTATTAGGAACACCAAAATCATAAATAGTTATAGGTTCGTATTGGGGAAAACTAGAAGATATACCTTCTGCTCCGGGGACATTAAATATCTGAGTGTTCATTGTGCCGTTTGTAAAAGCATCTATTTGATTTTCTTGTGGCTGAGTACAATAAGCATTAGCCGGTTCGTAGTAGATAGGGTCTAATACTCTAGGGCAATTAACATTAACAACAATGCCAAGGGCTCCTTGTGCCCCACAAGCAAGGCTTTGTAATTTCATATATGCTAGTTGCATGTTAGCATCAGTCTTAGGTAAAGCTCCGGTATACCAACCTCGATACCCTCCCGCTGCATTATTATAGTTACCATCCTGTGTTAGGTTTCCTATTTGCACTTGCTGTTGTTCTACCTCTATAGTGGATGTTACTGTAGATAATATCCACTCATAAGTTCCTGCATTATTCTGCCATGTCCAATTCGGCATATTATTATGAACCTGAGGATTAGCAATAACAGGTATACTAGGGNNAGGAACTGTTGTTCCGGGACACTCAGGACAAGTAAAAATACTAAACGCATCATAATTTGGTTTGTTATTAGGTATAGGCAAGAAGCTTAGAGTACCACATGGGGCAACAGTATAGTCAAAATAAATACTCTCTAAGTTTGGACCGGGTGCTGTAATTCTACCAACTGCTCCTACATATAAAAACTTAGTGTTGTCTGTTAATTCTAAACCTCCACTATTTACACTACCTCCATAATTATATGTTCCATCAGGTTGAACATAAAGACCTCTTTGATATCCACCATCATCTGCTCCTAAAAACGGAAATCCTGCCGCCGGAGAAGGGGCAACATCAGGTGTGCTTCCTGAAGCAGAGAAGTTGTTAAAGGACATTGTAATGTTTCCAAAAGCATCTTGATTATCTAATAATAATCCACACCCTGCACCGTATTGATTTCTAAAATATACTCTACATATAATAGCGCCTACCGTATCCGGTCCTTCTCCTAAAGATAAAGGTATGTTAAAATTACCTGANAGGTCTGTTCCTAAATTATTAAAGCCACTTTCAATCCTAATTGCTTGACTAAGGCTTGACTCGTCAGCTAAACAAGGAGTAACACAGCTAGGGCAATTTAAACTATCTCCACCATAAGAATTATTAGCCGGACCTAATGTTCCAAATGGAGGTGCTCCCTGCACTGTTTGATATCTAATAGTAGCACCATCACCATAATAACCTTGAGCAGCTACAATGGTAAGGTCAGGGTCAGTGAACACACAAGTTGCCAACGAAAGGTTGGTGGCATCTAAATAATATTGAGTTAAGTTAGGCATAATTTATTTTTTAATATTAAGGACATGGTCCTTCAGTTGCACAATCTGTACATCCCGCTGCATCACCGCAGGATTGTACTACTATATTCGCCGGATTAATCGGAGGTTCCCCTGTTTCAGGAACCACAGACCCGGGTTGTAATTGTGGGTATGTACTTGAACATACGGTTATGCATGAACCTGTTTCTACTGANTCGTAAGGAGGTATAAACACCACCTCTGTACCCGGAGCAGATGCAGGAGTAGTAACTACAAAACCCCAATAGTAGTTACCTTGAGTAGCTTTTAGTTGATAACAAGTATACACCCCTGTACCACAACTACAGTCACAACAAANCTGCTCTACTAATGTAGAGCTTCCATTTGCTCCTGCTGTATAACACAATAAGGCAGGCTGTCTCTCTCTTGTGTCTACAACCAAATATAAGTTAGGGTCAGTGTTGGGAGCTATAGGGGCAGGCATGGTAAATGTACCTCTGTATCTTAGAGCTCCACTAACCGCAGGACTATCCCACGTTAAAGTAGTCTCATTCCAACTCTCTAAAGCCATTGCTCCCGAATTAGGGTTACCTGCATTATATGTTTCAGCTAATAACAACACCGCATCATTTTGAACCGTTTTGTCATAATTAGTATTACTTCTTAAGTATCTTANGCTATACTTAGTAACATCAAAATAAAAATCATTAGCAGTAGTTGGATCGGTCAGGTCACTTACAACAAGTTCTACACTTACTAAATCAGTAGGACTAGGAGCTCCGTTAAACGATCCTTGAGGTAGCTCTTGCCATTGACTATCATTCCAACCATTACCTGAAGTAGGCAGAGTGTTACATGGGCTTCCAAGTAAACAACTAGGAACATAAGGATATTGAGCTAAGGTAAGAGCACCAACTACAGTTTGGTAAAGATCAGGGAACGTAGCTGAATATGTAGCTTGCTCATGACTTATAAGCTGTTGATTAACAGCTCCTGAAGTAAGGTCAGTCCCTTGCCACTGCCAATTCATTTCCCACTCCCGGAAACATATAGCCATACTAACCCCCGGGTCATAATATGCAGATGTATTTCCTGATGGACAGTTTCTTTGAGATGTATACACAATAGTCTCTACATCTATAGTAGGCGGTTCAGGGCAGCTTAAAGGAATACTTATTGTAAACTCAGCTTCAACATTAGGTGTTATAGTTATGACACACTGAGTAGGTATAGGAGTATCTTTGTTCCATTGAACTATGTTGGCAGGGTCATTATTCCCTCCCTCGGATAATGTAGTCGGAGGGTACACAACAGCGAGAGGGTCTCCAAAATCTACTTGTACCGAAGCAGAACCTCCTGCTCCAAAAGTAAATGGCCATTGTATTAGTCCCACAGAACTTTCTCCGTCTAAAGGGAAGTTAACATATAAAACAATAGGACTAAGAGTTCCGTCAGTAGTAATAGTAGTATCTGTTCCACAGTCCACTACATCTTGTTCTGTTTCTCCTTCTTCATTTAATGTTATATCACATGGGCCGGGAGTATAAAATAAAGATTTATCTGTTAATGAAACTACATACTCGTTCATGTATGGGTCAAAGCCTCCTAGCTTTTGAGTATACACATTAATGTTGGGTGTTAACTCTCCATTAAATGCATCTCTAAACCAACTTCTCATGCCATACTCTGACAACACTTGAAGCTGTTCATTTTGTCCTGCACTTCCTCTAAGATTTAATACAGCTCCTCGTTTTTCGTCTATAAAAAATTTATCTACTCCATACTCTACATAGCTTTCAGGGTTATTACTAATACCGAATCTTTCTGTTCTAGCTATTTGTGTTCCTAAAACTTCAGGGACAGAAGCAATATTTCCTCCTCCGGCTGCATCACTTAATAAATTCTTTCCTGCTAAAACATAAGATATTTTATCTTCCTGTAATACAAGAACATCTGTCTCTCTTCCACTAAGGATTTGTATTTTACCAAAACTATCTTCTAATGATTTGTAATTAACAAGACCTAAGTTAAATTCATTAGACTTATTAATATTTGTTTCATCATTAATTATTCCACTATATGTGATGTCTGCATATCTATTAGCTCGTTCATATCTTTCATTAGCAACAGCAGTAACACGTTGACCTAATAAAAAATACCTACCTGACAAAGAATCATTTATTTTATAACTTTCTACACCATTTCCAAAAGTAAAACAATTAAAGAAAGATAAATTAAAAACTCCTGTTGTACCACCAAGAGATGTTCCCACCACTTGATTAATGTCATTGTTAATTGGAAGACCTTGATGAGAACCTGTAGCTACATCAATAGGGTAGACATCTGAACCCTCATACCATAGGTCGGGATTAGCGAGGGTAGCAGGAGTTTCAAAAGTTATATATCGTTTTGGTTCAACTATTCTAAATGCACATATAATTTTAATAGATTCACTTACTCCTCCTCCTGCACGAATCAGAAGTTTTATTTCATTTGTATCGGTGTCTTGAAACCACTGTAAGAATATGCCGCATTCATTAGCATCACAATCATTAGGAGGAAAATTATAAAAAGCATTAGCAGGATTGTTGACCACAACAGGAGAGTATGTAACATTATAACCACTATTACAAGCACTAAATACTAAGACTCCCTCGTTTTGCATAAGAGCAGCCACATCCATATCATTCCAAAAATCTATAATATTATTATAAGTTTGTGCAACTTTAAATANTTTTCTAAACTTCCATAACAAAGAACCATCAGGACCTGTTCCTCCAATTGTTCCTTTTCTGCTTACCTTTAAAACAATTCGTATTGAAGCTCCAACAGGTATAGGCATACCATATATTCCTCCAACAGGAGTGCCGCTTAATCCTTCATACTGTAATTCAGGACATAAATTCGAAACTAGTTCGCCATCAGGAAGAATAGTAGATACTACTGCCGTTTGATTAATAGGTGTTCCTGCCACAGGATAGGTGCTTGCAAGATTAGATGTGATAGCAAAAGGAAAATTAGCTAACTCCATATATACCCCTGCCGGAACAAATAAATTGTTGGCATTATTATTAGGGTCAGGGATAGTGAGAAACCCTTCAGGTTGAACATTCTTTGCTAATACAGTTGCATACTCGCAAGAAAACACAGCTCCATTAGCATCTGATTTTACTATAAGTTTATCTCCCTCTTCTACTTTTTGAGCATTTTCTCCTTCTATTAAAAAATAAGTAACCGCATCAGCATTCGATAAGTTAGTAGCGTTTTCTGTGGTGAAAGCTGTTGAAACATATATAGTCTCATAACCTTCAGCCGTAGGCTTCATAGCAAACTTAAAGTTAGTAGCCCACTCAGGAGCAGCCATAGGAGGCGGTATAGTAACTCTAGCTTTATTAACTCTGTCAGACATATAGCATGGCACAAATATACTACTACCTGAATCTCCCCCTCCTTCTATTGCCGTAATTTGATTACTTGTAATAGGTGTAGTTGCTCTATTCCAATCATCCATATATATTATCCCTACCTCATATCCTCGGTTACTATGTAAGCTTCTTTTATCAGAAGCATCAGTTACACTTACTACCACATTGTTAAGCTTCGGAACTACAAGAAGGTTGCTAGTTAGTCCCGTAGATCCGGTTGGAGAACCATATCCATTATTGTTCTGTGGTATATATACCATAGGGTTTAACCATAGTTTAAATTTATTTTCATCCCCCACTCCCGTCATAGCATCTGAACCTATAGGCTGAGTCTGATTACCCGAAACCCCGGGATCGGTAGCAGGAGTTCCACTACCACTCAAATATCTTAACCTTAGATTTCCTGCAGCATCACTTAATCCCCCACTATAAGTACAGTGAACAAAGTTGGTTAAGTTATATTGACCATCAGTATTAATAGCAGAACACGCCCAATAAGCTAGAGCGATACCTCCGTTTAATGCAATACCTGAACCAAGAGCTTGCTGAAAAGCAATACTATTAAACATTTGAGTGGCATTACTATAATCCTGTGGTAATGTAAATGTAAAACTTACATTATTACCTCCCGAAAAAGGAGAGTCTATGGGAAGAGCAACACCTACAGGATTTAAATAAGTGTTAAAAACACCTCCTCCATTATCCCATGTCCATAAAGGATTAGCCTGCTCCATCTCAAATGATATATTAATAATCGAACCAACCGTTAAAGGGATGCTTCCAAAATCAAGCTCAACTTCATTGTCAGGAATATTATTTATCACATAAGAATAAGTAGTATGGTCTCGTGGGCCAAGTGTTGTAATAACAGGTTGAAACCCTAAACTTTTAGAAACCAATGTGGTGTTGTAAATAGGATTTACAGGTGCATCAAATTTATTTACTAAATCATATTGTTCTTCATAGTTCCCATACATTAATCTATTACCCATTATAGTTTGAGCTTTAGCAACAATAGGAACATTATCATATAACCTTAATATCTCATACTCAGGAAGAACGGTATAAATTTTACTATTGTCAAACGTAATGCTGTAAGTAGCATTATTATTAATACCTAGTTCATTTTTGTTAAACCTATCTATAACTTGAATAAGAGAAGTATCAGCATTTTTAAACACCACCTCTATGTCTGTCACTAAATCACTTCCTGTTTCAAACTCAACATTTATTACATTATATCGGTTTATCATTCCATCGTTCAAGTTGGTATCTTTACCAAAGAAAAAATCTTCAGGAGAAAAAGCGATTTCACTAAATGATGATAAAGCCGAATACTCTCCTCCTTCATATCTATATCTAGTAGCGAATGAAAACATTTTGTCTTCTATATAATTTTTTTCATTCTCAACCGTAGTAAAAGTAATAATAGGAGAAGTGGTTGGTGGTTCTTTAATAACCATTATCTCTTTAGCTGTAAAATTATCACAGCTTGTAGTAGCATTGTATGGCGGTGGCACTAACGGAGGTGGAATAACCGTAGGGGCTTGATATTGTTTTGTGACATCTATAACCCTAGGAGGATTATTATTATCAGTAAAAAATAAAAAATTATCTATTAGGTTAACCCCTGTAATTAAATTGTTGGGATTAAAATTTAAAGTTGTAGACCATTGAGTATTGCAAGGAATACAATTATAAACACTAACAATATGATAAATTAAGTTTTGACTGTTTACATTATAGGACAGTATCATATCCATCCTGTGCGTGTTTTGATAAATAGTATAGGCAGCAGGTGTAACCGTAAAAACATCTCGTGAGAGCCCTAAGGTGTTATCATCCGTTATGGTAGTTACATAAGCAAAATTATTAGGGTCAGCATCCTCTACCACAATAGCCCCTACTACCGTTCCATCAGTTTCAAAGCTCGCTCCTATATCTACTAGTTCATTAGGTGACACAGCTGTGTTTGTTCCTGTGATAATAGTTGCTCCCAATGGCGCACCATCAGGATAAGGCCCCATCCATGATGGGTCATGAACAAACCAATAAATAGTTTCATTGGCTTCGTCTGCATACTTACCTATACATACAGCGAAAGGACTAAGAGCGGTAGAGTAAGTTTCTCCCGGCAATGGAAATGAAATAGAAGGAGTCATCTCTATGTTTCCTTTTGCATTTTCAACCGAACCTATTTCAGAGTTTTCAGTAGAACCAATTCTTACATTTTGAGCATCAACATATTCTCCATTTGGAAGTAGTCTTTCATCGATAGACTTATTCATTCTACCGGNAACAAAATTTCTTTGAGTCTTTGTCATTTTATTTTATCCACTTATCCCTTCCTCTTAGATTCATAAGTAATCTGCCCGGATGAATATTACTAATTCTAATTTTTGCATTTCGTAAAAGAGCAGTCTTTTCTTTTCGTGCTCGTGATACTATATATTCTTGAACCCCTAGTCTTGACGATACAATAGCATATTTTATATATGCATATACAAATTCTTCAAATAATTTATTAACTGAAACTTGTCCATCATTTCCATTTTCCATTCCATCTGAAACATATTCAAGAATACATTCTTCATTGGCCATAGTAGAATCAAAATTAATAACGCCTGCTTTTTTATCTATTGTAAAAGTAGGATTAGCATTAGCTGTTTCAGTATTTAAACCAAATCTTGCTCCTACTTGGTAATCAAAATACCATGCTCCATCACAACAATATCCATACACTCCATTAAACATAGGATTGTTTTGGTTTAGGTAAATACTTTTTTTACCTCCCGTAATTCTATCATGATCTAATCCTGAATATTGAGGCATTAATATTTCTCCATTTTCAGAAAACAATATCTTACCTGTGTCATCTTGAAGATAAGCATTAGCACTTCCCACTTGAATGTTTTCCGTTAAAGGCCTGATAGAACCATTCTTATATAAAGATATTCTAACCCAATTCACATAATCAGATGGAAGAATAAATCTTAAAGACACATCCACTGAAAGCTGTAAAGCTTTTATTTCTTTAAATGCATCATAGTTTAATTCTTGTATAGCTCTCTTAGCATGAAACAACACCTTGTATCTCTCTTCATTATTAATGATATTATGGTTGTCATTATACATTAACATAAAGTTGTTTACAATATCTTTTAATTTGACATACTGATAAGACCCCCAATTTTCATCAGTAGGAATTGAACCACTATTAGTGTAATATTGATATTGAGATAAATATGTCATTATTGTTCACTTTGTTTTTCATTCATATCTTGTGTAGCTCCAAATTTATAAACCTCCACTTCTCTAATTGACATTCCTGAGTATTGAAGAATGAGAGCAACTAAGTCTACCATATTGTCTTCAGGTATTTCAAAGTCTTGATAATCTACTGCCGTTGGATTGAACAGTGGTGTAGCACTAACTACATTATATGTCCACTTTGGAGTCTTTGGATATCTTATGTATTGACATGCTACTGCGCCAACTTGATTGATAGTCGATGGATACACTGTCGCCACTTCTGACACCCCCTCACTTAACACATAAGCCGGGTATGTTTTGGTAGGGGCAGTTAGATTAGAACTTGTTAAGCCGAATATTTTATACTGACTAACTTTTTCAATCTCCACTATATTAGTTGCATCATATATTAAATAATTTTGAGGCACAAAAGGAATAGCTCCTGTACTCATAATGTCTGCACTTAAACTTAATTCAGATACTGAATCTACTGAATTAACATAAGCAGTAGGTATAGGATCAGCAGGAGGACCTGTTGCACTTATATTTAAAACAATACTTCCCGGCGGTGGAGACTCAGGAACAGCAGGTGCTGTTACTACGAATTGATTGGCGGTAGTATCTACAAGTTTACCTACAACTTCTGCAGTGGTTGTACCGCTATACAATAAAGTGGGATAGAAATATAATTTATTTATAAAATAATAATCCGAAGGTAAACGGTAGATGTTAGCTGTACCCGCACTAGTAGTAGGCTGTATTAAGACTTGACTCGTAGCAAAGATAGCTATGTCTTGTTCAATGCCATTTTTTAAATCAGCATAACCTATGCCTGACTGCCTCATGTTTTCTTTATTTATTTGATGATTATAAGAATAAAAGAAATCTTCAAATATAGAAAGTTGTGCTTGTGTGGCAAACAAGTTAAAGTCAGCAGGAGTTACATATCCATAATTATTTTTATTCAATACAGAAAGAACTGTACCGTACACTTCATCAATCATAAAACAAAGATACTAAAAAAAGATATATCATTAAAAATTTAAGGTGTACAGCAAGGTTGTGATACCGAAATCCCCGAGATACTAATAGGGTGTCCTACTGTGCTAAAACAATTAGGAAAGGTGGTAGGTAGTGAAAGAGTAGATGAACCTCCACTTTGGAGTTTTTCTATTTCTTTAGTTAAAAAAGTTATAACACTATAATCCCCTGCTGCTATCGATGCAGAAAAAGTTAATACCGCTCGCACATTTCCTTGATAAACTATTTCTAATGCTGCGGCTGCTGTGGGAATAATGCTAATAATATTATCCGCACCAAGAAGAACTCTCCCGGGAACAGAGCCCGGTCCTGTTGCTGCATAGGTAGAGGTATTTACAATTAAATATTTAGACATATTAAATTACAGTTATGGATGAAATTTCTATTGGATTCCCTAAAGAATCATTAAATGGTAAAAGAGATGGATACACTCCTGTTGTAGGATTTTTAGGCCCCCCAATTGTTGTTTGTTCTGTAGATGTTTCCCAATTAGAAGCTGATCCATTAGCTATAGAAGTAAATGTGTCTACAAAAAAATTAAACCACTTAGGTGTGTCAGCTGCCGGAACAGCAGTTCTCAAAGATATAGTAGCTACCTTGCCACTCTTATAATAAATAAATAATTTTTGATTTGGATTTCGTGAGTCAAGCATAATAGTATCCATCCCATCTAATGACATAAACACCCCAACTCCATCTGTACCTATTATAACATATTTTCCCATATCTACAAAGATAATAAAAAAAGGGGACATCAGTCCCCTTTATAATTAATTAGCAATGCTTTTATACTATAGCAACACTAGTAAATGTTTGTCCAACAGGAATTTTTACCTCATGAACTACCTTGGTATAATCACTTACGGCTGCCGCTTTCAGTTCTTTTACTACAGCATTTTGAGTGTCGACAGTAAAGCCTGTTCCGGTTATTTCAAAATACTTAGTAAGATTTGGTTGTAACGCTATTCTTAGCTTCTGAGAAGAAGGCGAGCCCGGTTGCAGTGAATTAATACAATTAACATTAAGATAATGAGTAGTTGCTCCCGTGGTTATTTTTAAATACTTAGTCATAATAATTCTTTAAGTTATTGTTGTTGCCGTTATGTTTCCACTTTTAGGATACCAATTTACTACATTTTCAGGATAAGCTGATGCTGCACATTTTATCATTGCTGCATTTAATGCATCTACATCTGCCTGAGTCATACTTCCACCAAGAAGATTCACTTGCTTATCTCCGTCACAAGAATACAAAGCAATTGCACCTACGCCAACAAATTCTGCATAAGAGATAGCATCTAAAGGAATAAGTCTTTTTTGAGTTTCGAAGGTGTCACTCCCATCATTATATATTCTAATATACTTCATCTTGTTTTTTTTT